TCTTTTCTGTACTTGCTTCTATATTTGCTTTTTGTGCTTGCATTAATCCCATTTCCATCATACTTAGTATTTCTCGTCCTCCTTGTGGTGCTCCTTGACTTCCTTGACTTCCTGCTGGTGTTCCTGTTGATACTCCTCCGCCTCCGCTCATTCCGTACATTAGTCCGGGATTTAATCCTGCTTTTCTCATTTCTTCTTTTTGTGCATCGTAGTTTGTTGCTTTCCACATTTCCAGTTGTTTTGCCATGTTGTAGTCTGTCATTTCTTTTTGTCCTTTGATGTGTATATTTTGTAGTTTTTCTTCTTGGTGTCTTTGTCTTTTGTCGTTGTGTCCTTCCATTAGTAGCCCGAATCCTGTGTCTACTAATTTGTCTGCTATTGGTGCTAATACTCCTGTTGGCATAATTTTGTTTTTTAGTTTGTTATTGTATTTTGTTTTCGCGCTTTTGTAAAGCGATTTTGTCTACTTGATAATATAGTATACATGCGTACCACTGGTGTTCATCTCAATTAGTTTGAGGTCGCTTGTATAGGCTCGGTTCCACCGCTTTCTTTGAGCATGCCCTCTTTGGCTTCTTTTGCCAGGTCGGGTGATTTTTCGCCGCTTTTTCTTTGTGCTAATCTTGATTTTGTTACCATATCCATTGCGCTTATCGCTTCTTCCCATCTGTCTGTTCTTATATCATACTCCGGTTTTACTCCGTCTTTTCTGTCCGTGTATATTATTGGTGCTCCGTCTTTTATTGGTTCTTTGTTATTTACTATTCTGTTGATTTTTTTTTCTAATGTTTCTCCTTCGTATGAAGTGTTTCTTTTTATTGTTGTTTTTGGGGGTTTTGTTGTTGAGTACATATTATTTGTTTTTAGGTGTTGATAATATTATTAGTGCTATTTCTTTAATTCTTTCCCATAATCCTTTCCAGTTGATTGGTTTTTTCTTTCGTGTTGTCATTTTATTTTGTTTTAGTGTTTTAATTAGGGAGGGGCATCACTCCCTCCCTTCCTGTTTTTGTTTTCTTATAGGTTCGGCATTATTTTGGCGCTCATTTTTCTCCTTGCTGTTATGTCTACTGCTATTTGTGCCCAAAAGTTTTGTGCGTCTAACGCTGTTTCTGCGAATATCCAGTTGAATTTGCTTGGATCTATGTAGGTTGTTAAGTCTACTATTTCCGGGATTGCTGTTGCATTTTCGTATCTTCTGTTTAGTGTCATGAACATTTCGTTATCTGCTATTGCAAAGTTTCCTCTTGTTTGGTTTACGTTTGTCATGTAGTTTAACCATGCTGGTTGTTTTCCTGCTGATTTTTGAATCCATGTTGTTCCGTTGCTTACTGTTTCCCACCATGCCATTTGTTCTGTTATTAGTTCTTGAAATCCTATTTCATCTAGTGCTGGTTTGTGCAGGTCGTCCATTGTTTTTAGGTTTATATCCCATTTGTTACCTTGACTGTAGTCAATTCTCGGTGTTAGGCTTATTATTCCAATTATGTAGCTAGGTTCATCTACTCTTATTACCATATTTCCTCCTTTGTTTTTTCCGCTTAATCTTCCTTTTCCTGCTAATGTTCCCAGTGGTTGTTCTGGGCTTCCGCTGTTGTTTACTACTTCTTGGAATACTAGTTCTTTTATTAGTCCTCCTTGATACATTGGGCTTTCTGCTCTTTGATATCTGTCGTGTACATATACTGCATCTATCCAGTCGTCATAGCTTCCTCCGCTTACGTTTATTCTGTTTAGCATGTTGTATACTTTCTTGCTTAATACAAGTTGATCTATTGTGAAGCTTCCTCCTGTTGTGTCTATTGCTGTGCTTGTGCTTATTGCGTCTATGTTTTCTGTTTTTAACCAGTTGTTGAATAGGTCGCTTTGATATGTTTTTATTGCTAATCCTTCTTGGCTGCTTATTACGTTTGTTATTGTGTCTGGTGGTGCTGCGTTGTTATCTTGTACTAGCCATGCGTATGGCTCTAATGATGTTTGGTCTATTACATATGGTGTTGTTCCTAATGCTCCTAGTATTTCCATTCTCATATCGTCTATATTTGATAGTGGGAAGGTTACTACTCTTGGTTTTTGTTCCATATTACTTGCGTCTGCGTAGTTCCATCCTGTTATCACTTGTCCTGTATATCTTAATTTAATTGCTCCTGTCATTATTCCTGCTGCAGTTAGTACGAATGGTTCGCATAGTCTTAGCAATCCTGTGTTAACTCCGTCTTTTATTATATATATTCTTGTTGGGTCGAATGTTCCGGTGAAAGTAACTTCTATTGCGCTTCCTGATGCTATTGGGTTGTACGATGCTGCTCCCGGCGGTACTTGTGTTAAAATTGTGTTTCCTGCTGGTGACATTAATTGTACTTGTGTTACATTTGCGCTTTGGTTTTGTTCTATGTGTATTACTGCTCCTATTTCTTCCTGCTTGTTTGCGTAGTAGTTCTTGTATATTTCCCAATATGCTAATATTGGTATTGCATTAAATTGTCTTGTTTCTACTGTTGCTCCGGGATCTCCTATTCCTCTTATTCCTAAGTATGCTGGTAAGCTGCTTGGGTTTATTTGTAGGTTATCTAAGTCTGCTACTGTAGTTGCGTCAAATGGTTGTGCTTCAAATTCTATTTGTGGTATTTTTACCGTACTCATGTTTCTGCCTATTCCCAGTTGGTTGTTATGGAGTAGACTATTGTATAGTCTTATTGGTGCTTGGAATACGTCCAGTTGTACTTTGTAGCTTCCGAATAGTGGTCCAATTGTTGGGTGCGTTTTGATATCACATTCTAGGTTAATATCGAATGTATCGCCCGGTAATGCGATCTCGCATAGGAATGGTACGAGTGTACCTGCAGACATTGTACTTCTCCATAAGTAACCCATGTCGTGTGTACTTCTTTCATAGTTGTGTAACTCTACTTTCATTTTTTTTCCGGAGCCTAGTCGGTCTCCTCCAAGTGTTTTTTGCATATTGTTTTTTTTAATTATTAAGCCGGGAGATATTCCCGGCTCAATGTTAGTGATTGTTTTTTATAAACTTTCTGATTCGTCTGAGTTTTTTTTCAGTTCTTCAATTTTATCTTTTTCTTTTATTTTTTCTATTACTATTGCTATTATTGTTATTAATAGTCGCCAATATTCTTTTTCTAGTAGGTTTAGTGTTTCTTCTTCACTTGGATTTGGTTCTGTTAGTCTGTGGTCTCCCATTACTAGGAAGTATCTATTTTCTTGTTTTATCATTGTGAATGGTGTACCTTCTATTTGTTTTCTTTCAATCAGGGAATCTGATTTTTTGTTGTGGTTGTCGTCTGTATTGTTTTGTGTATTCAATACATCCGCTTGTTTTGTGTTCATTTATTGTTGTTTTTTTTGTTGTTTTTATTAATATGAATTTGTCTTTGTTGTGTGCGTCTTTTTCTCTTAATTGTTCTCCGGTGTCTATATTTACGTATAAGTTTTTACTTATCCATCTTATTCCGGTTTCATTCATTTTTTGCCTCCTTTTTCTTTTATTCCTCCTGCTGGTTCTGTTATTGCATTAATTGCATTTGGTTCATTTTTTAATAGTTCTTTTACTTTTTCATGTGTTTTTTCTCCTACGTTGATTACTACTTTTTCGTTTTGGTCATTGGCAATTATTAGGTAGTATAGTTTTTTTTCATTTGTACCTAGTGTTTCGTTTGCTGTTTGAATGACTGTTGTAGTTGCTATTTTCATTTTATTTGTGTCGTTTGTTTTATACGACTTTGCTAAGTTAGTTTTTTTATATTGTTTTTCCAAATTTTATTTTTATGGTTGTTTTGTTGTGTGTTGGCCTCGCCCAATAACTTATCCAGTACCCTGTTGCCGTACCGGGACTTAAGAAGGCGTTTCCTGCGCCTTCGCCGGTACTGTAGCTTAGCCGTTTTGGGCGGTTCTGCGTGGCTTACGCTTTGCATTTTCTATTCTTGTTTGTATCATTATTTCTCGTGTTGCTTCTTCATATTGTTTTCTGTTTTCATTTGCTTTACTTCCATATCCTAATTCTGCGTTTCTTCTTCTATGCCATTTTAGTAGTTTGTTATATTCTTTATCTCCGGTTTTTATGTTTACTTTTTCTTTGCATACCCATCTTTCTTGCTTATCTAATTTTTCTATCCATAGTCTTTCTTTTTCTTGGTCTGTCCATATTTTATTTCTCCAGTATATTGGTATGCTTATTTCGTGTCCTGTACTTGTTATATATGTTTGTATTGTGTTTTTATTTTTAGTTATATGTCTTTTGTGTGTTGATTCTTTTATATAGTTTGCGCCTATTCCTGCGCTTGTTAGTATTTTGCTTTTATATTCTTTATGTTTTTGGTCTATTTTGCTTATGTATTTTATCATGTAGTTTATTGTTTTTGCTGATACGTAGTTTATCATTTTTTCGTTTTTCATTTCTCCCTTCCATATCCAGCCGTATTTCCATGTTTTTTCTATTTCTCTTAATTGGTTTTCCCAGTTGTTTAGTGTTGGCAGCCATATTATTCCGTGCATGTGTATGTTTTCTGTTCCCTTATGCCCTAATTCTGTTATCATCCAGTGCCTTAGTGCTTTTTTATGTTCTTTTCTGTACTTGCTTCTATATTTGCTTTTTGTGCTTGCATTAATCCCATTTCCATCATACTTAGTATTTCTCGTCCTCCTTGTGGTGCTCCTTGACTTCCTTGACTTCCTGCTGGTGT